GTCTGTCCGCAAAATAATTATGGACAGACAGGGTATATTTCCGGAGACTGACCCACCCACCCAGACCCTAAAGCAATATAAATGATTCACGTGGAACATTCTTTCATGGAACAGATATTCAAAATTGCTAAGGTTATTATGAGTCTCGGATTACTGAGGGGGTTTATGACTACGGACAGCCTCGGGGGCGCGTAGCGTATTATGCGTGTGTACGCGAGATTTAGTAATTTCTCCATTTGCTTGATGTATTCCCGGCCCTCACCCACCCTATCGACCGGTATCACCGGTATGTCTACGTCGCACGGGGAGGTATCTTCTTGCCCCTCGACGGTGTACCCCGGCACATATATAGCTATCCCACCTGTCCGAGGGCCGGGGAGGGGCTCCTCTTCACTGAAGCTCATCACACAGGTCGGGCTTCCAGAGGCACATCAGGGTATATATTAGACAGGCAAACCACCCTATTATCGTCCACCCAAGCACGAGGTTAACTATTGTTATGTTAGTGCGATGTTTATGCTTCAATGCATAAGCCATCATTGACGGGAGTATATAAAGTGTGATAAGTATGAGAAATCCTGCAAATATCGGTAAAGGATTAAATCCAGGGGCCATTATTTATTTCCCTGTATAAAGGTGGCGATTCTACGAACTAAATCTTTAATCGCCTCGGGTTTAGCGAGCCATTGATCTGGCAGGGCGGCTTGCGCCTCTTGCAGAAGGGCTACGGCTTGTTCTTCACCATTTGGCATCGGTTGTGTACTATCAAAAGACACACATTCAGGATTTTCACCGCCACGAAAGGTAAGTTCAACTGATGCTGCAACACAAATAGTTCCGGTCTGCCATCGGCAGTCATCGGCCATGCATCTGATTGTTGGCATTTATCTATACCTCGTTAAGAATTGTTTGATATCACGTACTAAAAGCCACCCTTGGGGCATCCCTTTTTCTGCATGATTTAGGAATCTATTAGCTTGGTTTAACTGGTTGGCGATATCATTTAAATAACTGCAAACCGAGTTAGCTTGTTTTTGTGTTTTGAAGGATTCAACATGGCGTTGGCATGAATCACCTAAATATTCATCAATGGCCCAATAACCATTCCGGCCTTCAACCTTAAACAAAAGTTTATTCATTCGCTTACACCCCGATAAATTGATGATAAATAATTTCGATATTATCTTCGGGTTCAGTATCTAGGGGGTTGGTATCACAGATGATAAATTTATTGGCATTTACATCAAAGACTTCTAAAATATCGTTGTTCCAATTAAAGGTTCTTGACCACAATCTATTGCGGTACACCCACATAGCGACAAATTGCCCTTTAGTCGGCATTTTGTTTGATTTTCCGATTACCATTTACTTACCCTCTTAAAACATTTAGGGGCCAACCCTGCGCTCAAGGTCGACCCCCTATTGCTTAACCTTCTTCAGCGCGTTTGATCGCACCCCGGAGCTTGTTACCGAGATTCATACGTTGCATGCCCGGATTAAGGTGTTCGTATTTCGCCATCAACTCGGCGGCTGTGGTTTTCTCACCAAGGGCGGTGACCGACTTGGCAACGGCTTTGGCTGCAGTTTCAAAATCCATGCCCCGAAGTTGTGTGGCAACGTCATCGTCGATATCAATTGTGCTACGACCGCTGGGTGTTGAGCCAAGGCCTTTAACATAATTTTCCATCTTGGGGTGGAGGCGAACGCGGCCATCATCTTCATCAAGGTCATCACCTTTAACGATTTTATTGATAACTTTAGCGGTGATCTTGGTCACTTTACTGGCGCGGACCTTACGAACTTTACCGTTGTGATCCAGAACCGTGATCCAACCGCCCTTCTTTTCCACGAATTCAGCCGGTTGGCCATCTACTACAACTTCTTGTCCTTTTTTCATGATGTGTTTCCTCTAGTCTCTAGTTTATTGGGGATCATCCCCGACTACACCCCCATTATACCATACAGGGGTGAAGGGGTCAAGGCTCTTAGGTCAAATCAAATGCATCTTCAGCATTGGGTTGTTCACACGGCGGAATTACCGGTATGATAGTAAATTTGTTTCCGGACTGGCGCTCAAGGTAACTATAAAATTGTTCACCTGAGGGGGCTTTTTCATCGAAGAGTTGCTCCCACGTTTCATGGGCTTTTTTATCGATAAACTGATCTGCAGCTTCTTCCGTTGTCCATGGGCCAAAAGCGGTATTATCCACGCCGCTATCCCAGATTACGATGAAGTTTCTCATGAGTTATTCACCATATTAAGGGCACCATGGTCGGTACAGATATAATCACCACCCTCTTCGTCTTTCTCTTCATTCTCGAAGTTAAAGACGGTATTTATTAAATCTTCAACCTTTTTGAGGGCTCGGGGGGATTCATCAGCAAACCGAAGGGCTGCTATTGTTTTAGTGCTGGTGCACCAAAGTTCAAACACCCTCACACCCCTATCTTCTACAATTTTAACCCTTACGCAAGGCAGGTGATCATCGGTCCATTCATCTTCTATTTCTATTTGCATCGATTCTTCCTCTTGGGGGTAAAAACCACCGCCTATTCTGGCCACGGGTGTCGTTATCTGTTGAAGCATGCTCTTATCCTCTCTAGTCTCTAACCCCCATTATACCACAGGGGGGATTACCGGTCAAGGGTCGCTTGCCAAAGATTAATTCACCTTAACGTATTTGTAGACATTTAGACCGAGGATTTCTTCTTTAGTGACTTCAAATTCATTTTCATTCTTGTTAACTATCAAATACCCGTCGCTCAATACTATAATTGCAATAACATCTTGCTCACCTTGGTGATCGGCAACATATTCACTTTTTATTGAGTAAAATTTATAATTATCGGGCGATTCCTGATCAAGTACAAAGTATCGTAAAATCATTGCTAGTTGCATCTTTTTATCTCCCCTGTGAAGCATTTAGTGTATTCAACAACATCGATCTGCGAAATAGTATCATTCTCATCAGGGTCCACCAAATTTCCAATCATCGATAGGGCTTCCATTCGTTCGGACATCTTGTTCACCTTATCAATCACAAAGTCGTGGGATTCATCCATCTGCTTGGCCCCACCTTTAGGCAGGGCTTTGATTTCATCTAAAGTCATTAAAATCTGCTCCTGTCAAAAAATTCGGTTAGATTAGTGTGTTCAACACAGCTAATTTCAACACCATCCCCATCGTGCAGCCCCGAGAGCACCGGTTCATCCATGGTCTCAGGTAGCCGCATGCCGTCGACGTCTGTAATGGCCAGCGTGAGCCCTCCCCGGACTTGCTTGATGTACCACATGCAGCCCCCACCACTACTCTCGGGGCTGAAGCCCTTAGTCTCCATGAATTCGTCCATGGACGTGTCATCAAACATCATATCGCAAAGGCTTTTAAACGCTTCGCCCGTGGCGTTGTCATCACTGCAAATTTGATCGATGCGTTGGTGTTCGGTCATTTCGTTAATCGTCGACAAAATAGCCCTCAGTGTAAATTCTTCTGCGTTATTTAGTTTAAGCTTTTTCATTATTTAATCCCTTAATTACTGCTAAAGATGAGTTGTTCAGAACCGCCCCGGATTTCGGTGCTCTCCCACGTGTGTTTATCATTCCCAACCGATCGGCTAAATTCAGCTATTTCGGGGATACTCAACCCGTCGGGGATTTCGACCTCAATTTCGGTCGTCCATTGTTTAGTAACCGTTATGAGTGCCATTTTAGAAGTCCGCCGAAAGTTTGTCATTGTTGAATTGAACAAACACCGAGCCACAGCCACCTTCATAGCAAATTTGGTATTGGTATTGATTAGTATTTACAACCTTCATGAATAGGCTGGTGGTTATGTCACCAGAACCATAGCCAGAATCCTCCAGTATTTGAATCAGTTGTTCTCTTGTTAAAGATTTTAACAGATTGTGTAATGCATTGGTCATTATACTGTCCTCAGGCAAATTCGACGTATTCGTTAACGGCAGCTTCATCACAAACACCGCCAATTCCCATCGTGTCGTCAATTTTCTTAATGGCACGGATTCGCTCAGGCATCGGGTTGGATTTATTCATTATGAAATCGTGACACGCGTTAAAGATTGGCATGTCGACGTGAGCATTACCGCCAATTGGCATAGCTTCGATTCGCTCAATGTTCATCGGATTCATCCTCCGGTAGCCAAACCTTAATTTCCTCAATACTGGCATTACTCTCGCGCATTTGCTCAGCGATCTCAGGGTCTAAATCTGCTAAACGGCATAACAGATCCTCGCGGATGTCAATTACGTTGTCATTCATCGCTAAATCCTCTCTGGTCTCTGGCCGGGAATCCCCCAGCCTCACCCCCATTATACCATGCTGAAGTATACCTGTCAATAGGCGCTTGTCAAATAGTGAGGGTGGCCATTCTCAAATGCTTCCAAAGTTAGGTCCCTACTGGTGTATTCGACTTCATGCAGGTCTTCGTATTTGATCATATCTAGATGGAACGGACCGTCAGCACTATCGGAGATGCGGTCGAGGAGGGCCTCATATGCCCACGGGTGAGCCGCGCAGCTGTGGATGTGGCCACTATACTGCACACCATCGCAGTCTCTCCCGGACTCCACGTGGTAAATTTTGCCTTCGTGCTCGAACTCTTTGATTAGAGCCCACACTCTCCAGCGTCGTTTTAGTGTTCGGTGAATTCGGTGTGGTGCATCGGCTTGGTGATTGCGGCAAATCTTTTTAAATAGTCGTTTTCTCTTATTTGTCAACATTTGCTTAGTCCGCCTGTTTTTTAAGGGATTCGGGTAAAAGCTGTTCGTCGATCTCCCCTTCATTCTTTACCAGAGTTTCAACTATTTGTACAGCTTTGTATTGTTCCACGTGAAACTCGTGCAGTTCTTGTTCTTCATACACATTGGTAGGTAAGTCCATAAAGCCTCCCAAGGAAAAAGACCACGGCCACAGCCGCGAGGATTAAGAGGTATTTGTCGATCTTCTTGGGTTTAAACACCATAAAATCCTCTTGTGAATTCTTTAAGTTCTGGCTCGTGCTCGTCGTCGTTTTCTTCTTTTGCATCCTTGATCTGGTTAAAGAAGTCTTCTTCCATCCCACCATACGAAATACCGCCGTCGCAAAACCCTTGAAGCATGTGAGCTATTTCCTTCCCGGTGTATTCGTGCATTCCTCTGCCATACCAGTACGCTAAAAACCACTTAGCCTCCTCTTCAGTCTTCGGGCTTCCTGTCGTGGCTTCAAGCCATTCGCGTGTTTTCTCAAGCATTTGCTCCCCCTAAAGTAAAAAGTCGTTAAGGCCGTCAGTCTCAAGGCCACTTTCCAACATGTCGCGCAGAATTGGAAGCTCATCGGCCTCCTCAGCCAGCCAGTCCTTTAGTTCTTCTTCGGTCAGGTTGTCAGGGGCCTCAATCTCAGCCTCTGTCACCCACCGCTTCTGGATCGTTACTCTCATTGTTCAGTCCTCCCTCGGGCCGTCGTTGCTGCATTCCCACAAGAATTCGTTTCGCGCCAGTTCGATGTCCTCTTCTGGTACACCGTCTTCGGCCATTTGGTCAAGCTCGTCAGTCAAAGCCTGCTGCATTGCTGCCACAAGCCTGTCGTAGAGTTCGTCTTTCATTGTTCTGCTCCTTCCCATTCGTCGATCCAAAGGTCAGCATCGGCCTGCTCCTCCCAAAACAGAAGGTCCTCGTCGGCCATTGCTGCAGCCTCCTGTTCTGTTAGCGGGTCCACTTCGCCGATTCCGCGCATGTTGGGCTGAAAGCCTCGGGCGATTGCCAAAGGTTCGTCCGTCACCACTCGCCAGAATTCCACCTCAGTTGCCTGTTGCGTCAGCGATCACGATCAAAACCACGGGCACAAAAAGGATTGCCGCGTAGAGCATGCCACACCGGATTGCGCACCGGTGGTGGAAGAGTTCGTTTGCGATTCGTTCTGCCATTGTTCTGTCCTCTCTTGTCTCTGTGTTGTGGGGGGTCTGTCCCAGCACCCCCATTGTACCACGGGAATGGGTCTCTGTCAACCCCCTGCAGTCAAACCCCCGGACATTGCCAGCATGCTCAAACCCCACCAAAGAGTCCAACCAAGGGTTCCCAGTAAAAAAACGAAGATCTTTGTGCTCATTGTGTCTCTCCTGCGTGTTTGGCTTGCCTCATCAGTGCCGGGGGTGCCACCCGTCAGCAGACGGTCAGGGCCTTGCGGCCCCTCCCGTTTCGGCCTATTTGGCGATTGCGGCCTTGGCCTCTGCCTTGCGTTGGGCTCTGCGGATTGCGCCACGGAGCACGTTGCCTGCGTTCATCCGCTGCATGCCGGGATTGAGCTTGCCCCAGCGGGTCTTGAGTTCGCTCTTGCTGACGGGCTCACCCAGCTTGGTCAGTTGGTCGGCCACGGCCACAAACACCGAGTTGATGTCCATGCCGCGTAGGTTGTTGGCCACTTCGTCGGCGATGTCGTAGCTGTCACGGCCACTGGCAGTGCTGGCCAATCCCCGCACGTAGCGATTGTGGTCAGGGGTCAGGCGCACCACGGGCTGCTCTGGGGTGGCTTCGTCGGACTTCTTGGTTGCGGCTTTGGTTGTCTTAGTTGTCATTGGTCGATCCTCTCTTGTCTCTGGCCCCGGTCGGGGGGGTCTCCCGGTGGGGGGCTTCTGCCCCAACCACACCCCCATTATACAGGAATGGGGCTTCCGTGGCAAGTACCGTTCGTCGGGTCGGAGATACCGTTCGTCGGGACCCCGGAGGACCCGTGGAACATACCGTGGAACAGGATCTCTCGGCAAGCGCCGTGCCAACCGGACCCGTGAAACACAATACCGTGAAACACCGACCAACACCGGCAAGAGACGTGCCAATCGGGCACAACTGGGTCGAGTATCGTGGAACACCTATCCGTGAAACACACCCGGCGGGGGGTCCGTGGAACACCTATCCGTGGAACACCCACCGAGGGGGATCAACTAGGAAGCAACACCCACAACCGGGGATTGTGCGACGGGGGCCAACCAACAGGAACGGATCGAAACCGACAGATACCGGGGGGAGGGGGTCCGTGGAACACAACCGTGAAACAGCGACCAAGAGACCACAACTGGGGGGTGGGATGCACAACCACCAAACACGGGGGGATAAGTGAAACCGAAGGGCGGGGGGCCGAAACCGAAAAGCACGGCAAACCGAAACTGAGAAGAACACCCCCAAATTGCAATGTGGTACCCTTTCGCGGCTCGACCAACTATTAACACACCACAATACAAATTGGGCCTTTTTCTTAAACCCCCATTGCAATAACGATATACTATACTTTCCGGGAAATATACTTTGGTTTTTAAAATATATACCATATACTAATGGGAATTGACAAAATCACGGCCTTTATGCTACTTTTAAAAAAATTGGGTCCCTGATATATGCCAGCTATAGCGATTATCGACGACGATGACGACATCGAAGAAAGGAAAGAATCATTCCTGTCTCATTTAGAGACCTCGGGCAATGTAAAGTCAGCTCTTGAAAAATCTGGTTTACCACTAAAAGTAGCATATCGTCTAAAGAAAACTGATAAAGATTTTGACCAAGTTTGGAATCTTGCTATTGATTCATCTATGGGTTTATTGGAAAGTGAAGCATATCGCAGAGCTTTTGAAGGTGTTAAAGAGCCGGTATTCCGAAAGAATGGTCAAGTCGGTGTAGTTACAAAATATAGTGACCAGCTTTTAATGTTTCTGTTAAAGGGCCATAATCCTGAAAAATATCGCGAGAAGTTTGATATTAAGAAAACGGTTGAAGTAACCATTAAGGCTGCAGAATTACCAGATGATATGCTTGCTAAGATTGCTGCCGGGGATGACATAATAGAAGGCGAGTTTACCGATGTCGACGAGTAGTTCTGCAATAATGAAGAATATTAGTCGCCAAGAAGCGGCTGCAGAATTATTGATGCGTCGTGATGCTAAAAATAACTTAGCCCCTTTTATCAAATATGTGTTTGAGGTCGTTGATCCCGGAACCCTGTATAAGCATAATTGGCACATCGATTTAATTTCCGAATATTTGGAAGCCGTTACCGTCGGCGAGATAAAGCGTCTAATTCTAAATATCCCACCCCGATCCCTAAAATCTATTTGTGTCTCTATTGCTTGGGTGGCTTGGTTATTGGGCCGTAATCCTTCAGAAAAGATTCTATGTGGCTCATATTCTTTAGCACTATCACAGGATTTGTCGGTAGATTGCAGGACGGTGATTGAGAGTCCGTGGTACCAATTATTATTTGGTGATACCATTTTATCCCCGGCGCAGAACACTAAGTCGAAATTTGAAACCACCAAGCAGGGCCACCGTATCGCAACTTCAGTCGGGGGTTCAATTACCGGTGAGGGTGGTAATGTTAAAATTCTTGATGACCCCATGGACCCCGAGGGCGCTGCTTCCGACGCGGAGCGGGACCAGTCTAATCGGTGGGTATCCCAAACATGGTCAGGCCGTACTAATGACCCGGCGACTGTTAAAGATGTTGTGGTAATGCAGCGGCTACATAGTGTTGATACTACTGGTTTCTTGCTAAAGAAGGGTGGTTGGACGCATGTTAAAGTTCCTCAAGAAGCAGTAAAAAAGACTATCGTAATTTTCCCACGATCTGGTAGGGAATTGATACGGGAGCCGGGGGATTTGCTTCATGCCAACCGGATCACCAGAGAAGCTAATGAAGCCATTAAGATTGATTTAGGCAGTTATGGATATTCAGCACAACAACAACAAAACCCCGTCCCCGTTGGCGGCGGTAGAATTAAGATCGACTGGTTCGGCAGGTACGATAAGGTTCTTAAACCAGAAGATTACGACCAGATTGTACAGAGTTGGGACACCGCAAATAAAGCAAAAGAAATTAACAACCCCAGTGTCTGCCTAACATGGGGTTTAAAGAACAACGTATGGAACTTGTTAAATTGCTGGAAACACCGGGTAGCCTTCCCCGCACTTAAGAGAGCCGCCCTAGATCAGGCCGATTTGTGGAACCCCAATACTATTATCATTGAGGATAAAGCATCAGGTCAGCAATTGCTTCAAGAGCTGGAAGAAGATACTATGCTGCCCGTCATCCATATCGAGCCGGTGGCCGATAAAGCATCCCGGATGGAAATGCAATTGGGGTTTGTCGAGGCCGGGAGACTAGCGCTACCTAATACTGACGTGTTATCATGTAGTTGGCTTGTGGATTATGAAGCAAATTTGATGGAATTCCCAAACCCCACTGAATGGGATGAAATCGATGCCACCAGCCAATTCATCAAGTGGGTTAGAATTAGTGATGGAAGTCCTGTAGTCGTACCCTTTAGCAGAACCGGGAAGAGCCACTGGAAATGATCGAGAAAGTTGAAAAAGCTGTTCGTATGAGAGAGATAGGCTCTACCGGTCTTGAACACTGGTCAGGGCGGATTGACGAAGAGTGGCTGAAGGAAATGAGCCACGACAGGAAATGGAAAACTATCCGCGAGATGCGGGATAATGATCCAATTGTCGGCGCAATTTTATTTGCTGTAGATATGCTGATAAGAAATATTGAATGGCATATAGACCCAGCATCAGACACCCCCGAAGCCATTGAAGATGCGGCATTTGTTGAGTCCTGTCGCAACGACATGTCCCAAACATGGGAAAACACGATCAGTGAAATCCTATCATTTCTACCTTATGGCTTTAGCTACCATGAAATAGTGTATAAACGCCGTAAAGGAAAGCGCACCAGTAGATTTAAAGATGGTAAGATCGGCTGGAAGAAATTACCTATCCGGGCGCAAAATTCCCTGGATCGTTGGGAGATGGATGATAATGGTGGTGTCAGGGGGTTTGTTCAAGAATCAACGTCCGACAGCACTAAACAAGTAACAATACCGATTGAAAAGGCATTACTATTTAGAACCACCTCCTTCAAGAACAACCCTGAAGGTCGTTCCGTTCTTAGGAATGCTTACAGACCATGGTATTTCAAAAAGCGTATCGAAGAGATTGAGGGTATTGGCATTGAGCGTGATTTGGCCGGTCTGCCAGTAATTTACGCCCCCAATAAGATTATGATGACCGGTGCCAGTGCTGATGACACCGCCGTGTTCAATGAATTAAAAAATATTGTACGGAACGTTCGTCGTGATGAGCAGGAAGGTATTATCATGCCGGGTGATCGCGATGCTATGGGTAATCGTCAATATGAACTAAAACTTTTAGCTACCAGCGGCCAGCGCCAGTTTAATACAAACCAAATCATTCAACGGTATGACCAACGGATCGCAATGACAATCCTAGCAGATTTTATTTTGCTTGGGCATGAAAAAGTTGGCTCGTTCTCGTTAAGTAGTAATAAAACATCATTGTTCGCTACGGCTATTGGTGCGTGGATCGGTGAAATCAAATCAACCTTTAATCAGTATGCTATCCCACGTTTAATGGAAATAAATGGTATGGAACGGGAAACGTATCCAACCCTCAACCATGATGATATTGAGAATCCCGACTTAAAGGATATAGGCAAATATATCAAGGACATGACGGGCGCAGGGTTTGATATTTCAAAAGACCCGGATATTGAGAACGTATTGCGCGGTTATGCTAACTTCCCACCAAAAAAGGAAGAGGAAATTAAGGAAGAGGAAGAACAGCGTGAAAAAGATAAAGAAGCAGCTGATAAGTTAAGAGATGCCGCGTTAGATGAAGATGGTAATCCCATTAAAGAACCAGAAGAGGAAGAAGAAGATGCCATTCGCGAGTAATTCTGACCTACCAGAAAGTGTAAGAGGTGTATTACCCGACAGCGCCCAGTCTGTGTTTCGTTCAGTCGTGAATTCGCAACTAGAGCGAGGGCTCAGTGAAGAAAGAGCCTTCGCCTCGGCATGGAGTGCATTGAAAAATCAGGGCTGGAAGAAAGGTGATGATGACAAGTGGCACAAAGTCCAAAAGAATTTAGTATCAATATCGGGGGCATGTGTAGATGATGTTACCGGTATGATTAAGAAGCAAGTTGAACTATATGACCCAGTTTACGGTACCAGCCCCTGCGAATTCTGTGACTGCCCATCTGTGAAAGCTATGTTATGGGCTGGCGGCTCTCAGCATATGTTCGTTTGCGCCGATCATATTGAAACTGGTTTACGTCAGATTGTTGACAATAACCGGGATGCCGTTAATCAGGTAATTGATTTAGTAGCACCAGCGATGGGAGAGGACAGTGTAGCAGAAGATGATATCACTGAAATTAAAATCACTATTTGGAAGGCAGAAAATATGGAAGAAGTTGATATTACCAAAGAATGCCCAATATTGAAGCGGGATGAAGAAAAACGTTTGGTAACCGGCGTGGTATTAGAGCCGGAAATTGAAGATGCGCACGGGGATATTATCTCTGAAGCAGATGTTGAGGAAGCCGCCCATGATTTCATGAGGAAATCACGTGTTATAGGTCTTCAACACAAAGAATTGGGGCCAGTTGAAGTCGTTGAAAGTTTCATAGCTAAGGAAGCAATGAAAATTGGCGATGAGCAGGTTGCAAAAGGAGCGTGGGTCATGACTGTTAAGGTTCATGATGAGGATGTTTGGAAAGCGGTAAAATCAGGTGAATTCACCGGCTTCAGTATCGGTGGTACAGGCATGAGAGGTTAATGTTATGGCAACGAGATTAACTAAACTGAAGATCGGTGAGGTTAGCTTAGTAGATAAGGCCGCTAACAAGCGGAAATTTTTGATAATGAAAAGTGAAGGAGGTGATACAATGGGTGATTTAGTCCTTAAAAATGTTGACGAGGATTTGGCAAAAATCCTAAAGGCAATCGCTGAAGATAAGAAGTTTGTCGATGTTCTTAAATTTGCAGAAGGTAATGAAGATTTCCTGAAAGCAGTGATGGAAGGTGACGTCGAGCTGATGAAATCGGTGCTAGCTGGTAGTGAGTTTGCTACCAAAGTGGTTAAATCGATTCTGGAAGGCGAAAGCAAGACAGAAGCTGATGTGGCTATGGACCTGTTGGGTTCTATCGACGGTGATCTGTCTGAAGAGACTGTTGCCGCCATCACTAAAATGGCTGGTATTAAGAAGAAAGCTGACATTACTACCATCAAGAAGAATGAAGACGGTAGTTTTGATCTAAGTGGTATTCCGGAAGATGTCCGCCCGATGGTGGAAGAACTTTGGAAGGCCAACGAAACTAATGCCGAAGCGATCAAGAAAGCTGAGGCTAAAGCTGAGGAGACTGATAAAATTCTCAAGGCAGAACGTGACGAGCGTCTGTTGAAAGAATTTGTCACCAAGGCTGATGGATTTAAAAATCTGTCCGTAAAGTCTGATGTCTTCGGTAAAATCTTGAAGAAGATTTCTGCCGCTCTGTCTGACGACGAAAATAAAGAATTGGATCGTGTTCTGAAGTCTGCTGATGATAACATTACCAATCTTTTCAAGGAGTATGGCCACGACAACGACAACGATGACGATGCATCTGCTGTCGCCCAGTTGGAAAAAGCGGCTGTTACTATCGCAAAGCGTGATGGTATCACTAAAGAAGTAGCTTTCGTGAAAGCCATGGATGAAAATCCAGAACTGGCTAAGAAAGAACTTGCTGAACGTACTCATTAATTAATAGGAGGTTATTAAAATGACTTGGGAACAAAATGGCTTTTGCGTCGGTGCTCTTGTATCTGATGCTGATATGGCTAGCCACCAGTTTAAATGTGTGAAAATGAGTGCCAGTAATGGTATCTTTTCACTTTGCGACACCGATGGTGAAGTTGCATTAGGTGTACTGCAGGACAATCAGGGCTCCGGTATTGCAGGTAAAATCTGCATGAGCGGTATCACCAAAGTTGTTGTTGGTGTAGGTGAAACCTTGGTTGCTGGTCAATCTTGGGGTACCGATACTGCTGGTAAGGCGAAGTCCGTTGAGGGTTCGATTACCGGTGCTGACCTTGGTGATTATGCTTGTGGTACAGTGTTAGAGGGCGCAGGTGCCGGTGAATTGGCTACTGTTACTATTGGCTTACAGACCTTCAAAGTTGAAGCTCAGTAATTTTTAATTTAGGAGGATTTAGTTATGCCACAACCAACTCGCGGTGATGTACATGTAGTCCGTGCACTTACCAACGTTAGTGTTGCCTACATGCAACAGTCAACTGATTTTATCGCGTCATCGGCTTTTCCGTCGGTACCGGTTACATTTCAGTCTGACAAATATTTTGTATTTGATTCGGTCGATTTCCGCCGTAATAATGCAAAACCACGCGCTCCCGGCACTGAGTCTGCTGGTGGCGGTTTCGACATCAGTACGGCGACTTATACTGCTGAAGTGTATGCTCTACATCAGGATATCGCTGATCAGATTCGCTCCAATTCTGAAATCGATATGGACCGTTCAGCATCCGAATTTGTCGCCCAACAGCTTCTGATTCAGAAAGAAGTTAATTGGATGTCTAAATATTTCAATACTGGTATTTGGGGAACCGATGTTGTTGGTACTACCGACTTCACCAAGTGGGATGATAGTTCATCTGATCCGGAAGCCGATATTGATGCCGGTAAGGCTGCTATTAAGGTGGCTACTGGTCTGACGCCCAATACCCTGATCGTGAGTTATGAGACTCATCAGGCCCTGAAACGTCACCCACTGGTTACTGAACGATTCAAGCATACCTCTAGTGATTCTATCACTTCTGCTATCTTGGCCCGCTTCTTTGAAGTGGATCGTTACATGGTTGCAAGTGCCTCTTATACCACTTCTGCTGAGGGTGCAGCTACGACTGTTAATGCCTTCATTGCCGGTAAAAATGCTCTACTTTGTTACGTTGCTCCAAACCCTGGCATCATGGTGCCAAGTGCTGGTTACAGCTTCGTGTGGAGTGCATTCTCCGGTGCTGGTGGTGGTATGCGCACTAAACGATTCCGTATGGAAGCTCTGTCGTCCGATCGTATCGAGGGCGAATTCGCTTATGATCAGAAGATGGTATTGGCTGAGGCCGGTTACTTCTTCAGTGCAACGGTAAGTTAAGTTAAATAAGGGACCTATTCACATAGGTCCCTACATTTATAGGAGGATATAAGTTATGCCAAATCGTCAAGTCGCATCAATTACCAAAGGCGGCATCGGTTCTAAATCTGGTGTTATGTTTGGTGATGGTGTCTGGTTATTTACCAATGCTGGTGTTCCCAGTGATGGTGCAAGTGGTACTGGCGCTGGTTTCGCCGGTAAAGGTTCTATCTGTTCGGATATTACCAATGGTGAGTTGTATACAAATCAAGGCACCAAGGCTAGTCCAACTTGGGTAAATCAAACTTAATAATGTAGTGCGTAAGGAGCATATATTATGAGCAAAATAGTAAGAGTTTTAAAACCCGGTAAATTAATGGGAGAAGATCGTAAGTATGGTGATCTTCTCTCACCCGCTGAATATTTTTCATTACCAATCAATATTCAAACTTCGTTAGAAAGTTCTAATCACGTGGAAATTGATAGTGAGGACGGTGATTCAGTTGATCGTGGAATCGAAGCCCGAGTTCGGGTACTTGAGGACAGATTGACAATTATTGAAACCGGTATCCGTGGTGATGGTGACATTGTTAAAATTACACCACAATCGAAAGAAGATATTATCCCCTCGAAAGGTGACACAGTAACATTTATGGATAAGGGCATTGAAGTAACTGGTGAGGTAACTTCCATTGTCAAAAAGGATAAAGTTGCGCGGGTTAAAACGGATAAGGATGGTAAGTTTGTTGTAAGTTTTGAAGATATTATCAATTAATAGAGGTGATTTATGGCTGAACAAACTGGTTGGGTAGAAAAAGCTAGCGGTTCTGCTGGTATCGCAACGGCGACCAAGGCAGGATTAGCGGGTAAACAACACATTGTAAGGTCTGTTGATGCTAGTGCTGTGGGTGCGGCTGAAATTCTTTTGTTGCAAATTAAAGATGATACCGACATAGTTTGGGAGGGCCACGTGCATCAACAACGTGAAATACCTTTCCCCGGAGGTTTATCGATAACAACAGGTAACGCATGTAGCGCAGTATTTGCAGCCGGGGCCGGTGTAACCAAAGTTAATTTACACGGGACCACTCGTTAATGGATATTAATACTAAGGCTCTAGAGAAGGCCACGGAGGCCCTTGTGAGAATCGAATCCCATGAAAAGGTCTGTTCTGAGCGTTATGAAGAAATAACAGACGGACAAAAGGCAATATTCCATAAATTGGATGATATAGGAAATAACCATTTCAATAGGTGGTTGGTAGTAGCAGGTTCAGCTATTCTAATTCTGTTAGCCATCATTGGATTTTTGTATAAAGATGGAGGAGGCCCCTAAATGACTTGGACATACACCGGTGATCCCAGTGCCAACGATAGGGATGAAGTTAGATTCCTAATCGGTGACACCGATAATGAGGATAAAATAGTTCAAGATGAAGAGATTGCTTATGCCATCGCTAATGAAGCGAGTAATCGTTTGGCAGCAATTCGAATCGTTAGAACTCTCGCCGGTAAGTATGCTAGAAAAGTTGATAAGACAGTTGGCGACCTCAAGATATCATACAGCCAAATCTATAAACATTATGTGGATTTGGCTGTATTTCTTGAGGAATCCGATGCTAATTTATATGCCCCGATAGCTTATGCTGGTGGTATCAGTGTATCGGATAAAGACTCTGTGAGAGATAATTCAGATCGTGCTGACCCTGTATTCACTAAAGGAATGAATGATAACCCCTCAAGTAATGTGGATAACAGCAATGATAATTGGGAGAATCGTCGATGAAAAAGTTAGCATTATTAATGTTGTTATTACCGATTTATGCATTCGCTGGTGGTAGCCATCACCATGATCAGGGTGACAATACTACTGTAGTACAACAGTATACTACCAATGTAGTTAATGCTGATAATGTAGATGCAGCTCTATCTAATGCCCTAGCTGCACAACAATTTGATTTTGGTGTTATCGATAAACTACAACTATCAGCTACTTTAGGTCAAAGTGGTGATAAGTATGCTGGAACGGTCGGGGCTGGTTGGCGTCTTTCTGGTAAAAATAACGTGTTAATCAATATGGGCCTAGGTGTTGGCTTTGGTAATGGGAAAGCTCGCGGTGCTAACTTAGGTGTAAATTGGGTGGTAAAATGAAGACTGGGTTTGATTGGGCTGAATTAATATTAAAATACCATAAAGCAATTATTGCTTTATTATTTGCTATATTGTTCGGTCTAGGTAGTAATACCATCTACGATGAATTTTTTATAACACCTGAGTTATCGATTGGTTCGATTAAACCGGGGGCTCCACCAAGTTTACCTGAAATAGCACCACCTCAACAATATTCAGAAATTGACCATGACCACACTGATAAAGCAGGGATTGATCATGGCCACACCGGCATAGATTGTGCAAAATCAACAGCTAACCATGTTGTTAAACATCATGGCGGCTGAATCCTTTTCAATAAACCAAGCCGTAGACCGTGGGTATGGGAAACTCCCAGTCGTTAGAACGCGTAAAGATGATGCATACTTGGATGCGTTTGGGAGAGATCGTACATCTGAACCATTTGGTGTATTCGACAGTAAATTAACTTATGGTGATGAAGGCTTATTGTGGCATACGTTAATAAATGGTGCTGGGGCAAGCTCAGTTCATTTACCTATTGAATCAGCGGTTAGATTACGAATTGGGACAGTCTCCGGTGAATATGCATTCAGGCAAGGTCAAAGATTATACGGGTACACCCCCGGTAAATCACACCTAATTATTCTAACTGGTAAATTTACTACCGGTAAAGAGAATTTAATTCAAAGGATCGGCTATTTCGATGATAATAATGGCGTATTTTTTGAAGTAGATAACACGACTGTCAATGTTATTGTTCGATCAAGTGCAACGGGAAGTATCATACCTAATCCTAAATCCCAATCTGAATGGAATTTAGATCGATTAGATGGTTCGGGGGAACCACACAACCCCAGTGGGTTAGAATTAAATTACACGAAAACCCATATATTTATTATAGATTTCCAATGGTTAGGTGTTGGGCGAGTTAGGTTTGGTTTTAATATCGATGGTCATGTTGTTTATTGTCATGAATTTAATCACGCCAATACATTAGATCAAGTTTACATGGCCACACCCGATGTAACCCCCAGATACGAAATACGAAATGTAGGGACGACATCTAGTATAAGTGATATGAAGCAACTTTGTTCTTCAGTGATATCGGAGGGTGGTTATCGCCCCCTTGGTAGCCAGCTTAGTGTAAGTAATGGAACCACCCTCCGGGCTACATCAACAACACTAGCACCGATGTTAGCAATTCGACAAAAAACGACTTTTAATTCAATAGAGAACCACAGGATTGCCCAATGGGTATCGGCTAATGCTTTTGTAGACAGCAACTCATACTTTGAAATCCGGCACTACCATGAGCCCACCACCGTTACGGGAACTTGGGCCGATGTTGATACGGATGGCAGTTCGGTTGAAGTATCAAAAGATATTTCAGTGATAACGGGCGATTACCATGTACTGGATTCTGGTTATATATCATCTGGTCAGGGTTCGGCTGCGGGTAGTGGTGGAGTTGAATCATATATACAAAATCTTCATTCATTATTTGTTCAAAACTATGATGCAACGAACAGTGAAATAGTAGCAGTGTACACGGCAACACTAACGGGAACTGGTGAGGCTGGGGTATCTTTAACTTGGAATGAGTTTGATTAAATGGGG